ATATGGACAAGGTCGTCCAGCGCGCCCCAGTTCACTGTGAGGACCGATATCGGTGCCCGACCTTCGTACACGGCGTTCACCAGCGCATGAAGGTCCGTGACATTTGCTTCCAGCTTCGTCGGCTTGGGCGGCACCTTCGCAGATGGGGCGACGGCCGACATTCTTGGAGCTGGTTGTTCGACCGGGTTGGGTGCCTCAGCAGCCTGCGGCGCAGGCGCGCTGGCTTTCGTTTTTTCAGCTTCAGCGACTCGCTCTGCTTCGGCCGCAGCCGCAAGCTTCGCTGTTTCTTCCGCACGAATACGTTCACGCTGCGCCAGCTCTTTCGCTTCCTCGGCCTGCTTATGTTCGTTGATCCGCACCTTGATGAGGGCCACCAGGTCGTCATTGTTCTTGAGCACGATCTGCTGAGCATCGTTGAACAGAAACGGATGATCCACGGCGAGGGTGCGCAAGCTTTCCAGGTTGGCACGGATACCGTCGCCGATCTGACTGGCCTCGATCTTGGCCCGGGCCAATTCAGAGTCAGCGGCGTCACGCAGACTGGCGATATTTTTTTTGCCTTTGATCGCGCCGGCGAAGTCCGCGGGGATCTCCGGCAGCCGCACCTTGCCGCCGAACGAGGTGTTGATCTTGTCCAGATGATCACGCAGCGCTGCTTTCGCTTTCAGCACGATCTCTTCGCGAATGGCCACCTTGCGAGCTTTCACCAGCTTGTCCAGCTCAAGGCGCTTGCGTCGGGCCTGCTCCGATATTTCGTCGATGGTGCGGAAGAGGGCATCGATGGTTTCCGTCTGGCTCAGCGCGTGCTGCTTGGCTGCTTCCAGGCGCTCCTCGACTTCGCCGCACCACTTCACTGTTTTCTCTGCGTCAGCGAAATGCTGGTCGGTCTGTAGGTCAGTGTTGATCGCCGAAAACACGGCCAGCGAATGGGCCTTGAACTGCTCCAGGTTGCTTGCTGTGACCATGCCGGTAACTTCGATACGAAGGGCTGGCAGCGCGTCCGGAGTCTTCCCAACTGCCTCCACTACGGCCTCAGTTGGCTCATACGCTTCAAGGTCAATTCCGAACTGCTTCCAGCCGGCGACCAGTTTCGCGGCGCGCCCTGGCACGGGGAAGTATTCCATGGAGACGAAGTTGTTTTCGGTTCCGTCCGAGCAAACGAAAATCACTTTCTCGGCACCGGACACCAGCAGTTGCTGCTCCAGCTGCCAGTAGTAATGCGCATCCAGATCACCCGCACGCACGTCGGCGGCGAGCTGCTCGTTCCACATTTTGTGCTCGAAAACGATCTCGCCCATCATTGTGCAGCCGTCGAGGGAGGCCAGCAGGTCGCCTTCGGTGCCCACAACCGGGAACAGGTCTTCGCCGATTCGACCTTCGAGAATTGGGCGCGCCAGCGCTTCGGCTTCGTGACCCTTGTCGAACAAGTACTTCTGGACCCACCACGAAATGTCCCGGTCGAGCCCGGTCTTCTTGGCATGAAGCAGCTCGGTGCGCTTCATCTGCTTGGATGCGCCCATCATCACCGGAGCTTCAGAGGCGGTGCGATAGTTGGCGCGTAGTGCATGCCATTCGGCGCTGCCCTGGGTGACTTTATGCGTCTTCATGCGGTTTCTCCGGCGATAGGAGCCATCTTGTTGATCCGGTCGATCTGATCGGCACTGAGGGTGTATTTCGATTCCAAGAAGGCGATCAGGCTTTCGGTATTGGTCTTTCCGGTGTCGATACCGTCCTGCCATTTGGGAAGCATCGTTTTGAACTTGTCGTCTTCGTAGGCGGGAAGCTCTGACCCTTGTTGCTCAGGCTGCGGTGAAACATCACGGAACCGAGGGGAGCTTTCTTCCAGCTCATCTGGGCTGTAAACGCCCAGAATCACGTCCGGGCAGTAGAGGCGAGACCAGCGTTTGGTTGCCAGGTACGCGAGCTGCTGGCGAGGATCGTCGGCCCAGAGGGTGCTGTTGCGTGTACGCGCCTGGGCCAGCAGCAGCTCCAGTACCCTCGGTTCGTCTTCACCGCGGAACGTTGCCCAAACCTTCACGCCCAGGCCTTCCTCGTCGGCAAGCTTCCAGCCTGGCTGCCGGTACTCACCCTTGTCGCCGTTTTTGATCACAAACTTGCCGATGACCTTTTCCCAGTTGCCGTACCACTCGTAGTGCAGGCGATCCACCACCGGTGCGCAGGTTGTGATGACTGCATTGACCAGCTGCGCCTCGTAACCCAACACACCATTCACCAGATGGGTTTTCTGTGCGACGGCGAAAGGATTCATCCTCCACTGCATGGCCTGCATGACGACGGCCAGGCAATCGGCAGAGTTGCCGTTGAAGTGCTTCGGCAGCGTTGCTCGCCCGGTGGCCATTACTTCAGCCAGGCGCATCATCTTGTCCAGACTGTCGCCGTCCAGGACCAAGGCACTGGTCGATGTGGCCGCATGCGGAAGCACATGCAAATTTTGATCGTGCGATACGGACGCAACGTTTCTTGCGGACATAGGAAATCCTCGCGCTCCATGCGGGCGCTGCGATTGGATAAAGTGGAATTGGTATCGCCAAAGCACGAAGTGGTATTATTTAAAGCTAATTAAATCGAGGGACCGACATGCCGCAAACATACAACCCAGCAGGCTTTTGGAGAGACTTCCCGTGGGTGGAGGTTTTTGAGGTTGATTTTGGTAAAAAGACTAAAGTCATCGAGGTTGACAGGTTAACGGTCTTGTCGGACCGAAAGTCAGTCACCCTAAAATATGGCGGTCAAGCCTCAAATGTAGCGGACAACAAAATTCAACTTCCACGGGATGCTCAGTTTCTTAGGGATATCGCCGCCGAGTTCATATTGCTGGCCGACCAGTTTGATGCGGCCCGAAGGTAACTAGAGAGATTTCTGTTTCTGCGAATCTGTTTTAAACCTCAACAACCAAATGCCCGGTGCCACCCACCCATATTGAGTAGGAGCACCGGTGAATCCTTGCCGTTGCGCTAGCCGCAATGCGAGATTCTTCGTCCTACCTGCGAACTCAACTTCCTCTAGCTGCTCATCAAGTAGGAATTTAACGATTGGCTGGCTCATGCCGCCTCCTTGCGCTGTTGGCAGTGCCTCAGCAGGCGACTGCAGTAGTGGGAAAACTCTTCAAGGGTGATGAGCTCGTCGGTCATCATCTTCGTGATCATCTGCTGGACCAGAACAACCTCGCCGCGTGTGCTGGCGGGGTGCTTGAGGGTTTCGAGCGCCTCGTCGATCAGGATGTGCGGGCTCAAAGCTCTTCATCCTCGCGCTGAGCGATTACACCGTCTGCCGCCAAAGGCCGCAAAAGTCCCTCTGCGATTTCGAACAGGGTGTCTTTGGGGTTGGGGCAGTTCAACACGGCGTCTGCGGCCTCTCTGGCGCAGGCGGGTGAACCGAACTTGGCCATGTAGACCAGTCGCCCCAGCGCTGACTGGCTCGCACCAGATGCGCCTAGCTTCTCCATAGCGAACTCATCGACCGCGATCAGGAAGCGTTCGAACGTGACGTCTTGGGGTTCCTGCAGGCGTCGCTTGAACTTGATGTCGTCGCCGTGGACCAGAGCGTGCGCACTGTTGGCAACCCAAAGTCGTTCGGCGGGCGTCAGTTGTTTTACTGGCGCGCCCGTCAGAGGCAACACCTTTGCTGCTGCGTTCATGGTGGTCTCCAGGGGCTGGGTTATGCGGTGCGGGCAGCGAGCATGGCGTCCGCGATCCTGTAGGCGAAATCAGCAAAGTCTTCAGGCCTCCAGCTATCAAGGTCGGAGTTACCTTTGATCTGCGGGCTGGACATGGTCCCTTGCAGCGCCTTAGCCGCAAAGTAGTCGCGCAGGGTCATGCCAAAGGCCGTGCCGTGGCCTCCGTACTCACTGGCCGGAGTAGGAAAGGCAAACAAGTCTTCGTGGCTCATGCCGCCTCCGGCCAGTGGCGTTGAATGCTTTCTTTCGCGTAGGTCGACAAGCGCTGGTAGCTGGTTGTCGATCCGCAGCCAGGCATGGTGCCTTCCAGTTCGACGCAAGCATTGATGTCGCAGCGTCGTGAGCAGACCCAGCCGCCGTAGTGGCAGGTGCGCACAGTTCCGCCAGGATCAGGGTGATGTGCGAGGCCGCCTTTCCAGGATGGCGATCCGCGAAGCTTCAAGCCGCAACCGCGGCACACAGCTTGTGTCTCAGTGCAGTTATGCATGTTCGCCTCCGAGGCAAATGGCGTTGGTGAACCCCTTCGACTGAACACTCAAGAACGGCTAGAGGCCATACAGGCACCGGAGAGGGTTCAGTCGGAGAGGTTCGCGGGATGGAGGGGGCAGATGGCCGGGCGCGAATCCGGCGAGAGCGGAGCCTATCGGCACGACCGCTCGGAGGAGCAACCAGCCAAAGCTGGCACCTATTAACCGCGTTTCTCCAGGGCCGCCGAAGCGTTCAACCCAGCTTTCAACGCCGCATCTGCATTACTGGTTACGTCTCCAGCGCGGACTTGCACCGCCGTGTTGATTCCCAAGGGTTGACGCAGGGGGCCGCTTTCGCGGTGTGTACTCATCCGCATCGGGGTGTGATCTGAGCGCCGAGAAGGGTCTTGCACCCTCAACTCCCGTGCACTGGGCTTTACTTTTAAGCTACCCGGCTCATACCCATTCACGATGCCTCGCTATTGAATATGCAGATCACACTCCGATGCAGCCTGGCGCTATGACAGGGATCGGGCAGTTTTCGTCAGGCTGACGCTGGCGCTGGTTGTTCAGTCGTCGAATCCATACGAGAAATCGCTTTCCTCGCAATCGATCAACAGGACGGCGTCGCCAAAATAAAGCGAGGCGAGAATTCGCTCCCATTTCGTGCGCAGTTTCATCTTCACCGAGATTTTCTTATCGTCGAGCTGGGCGCTGTAGACCTTCCCGAATTCAACCTTCGGCCTCCAGCGGTCGCCAGTCTCCCGCTCGCCCTCAACCATCACATGCAGGTTGTGTTTCAGGCCGTAGTCGCTGCGGCGTTCATTGTTAAAGCTGTACCGATTTTCACCTTCGGGCTGCGCGTCGAAGTAGATGTGATAGAACTTGCGAGAATGGCTGTCATCCTCGGTGATGCGAATCTCAGGCGCGCTCCACCTCTCTTCAGCAGCCTCTTCCTTGTGCTCCTCAATAAACGCTTCGAGCAAATCCTTCAGCGAAATCTCACCTGTGAGCAGGCCCTCACCGGTCAATACCTCGGTGATGGATGCATCGGCCTGTTTCATGATCGCCGATTCCATGCCGGCAGCCTCCCAGCGCTCACGCAATGCATTGGCGATCAACGCGTTGTAACGCTGAAGCTCGAACATGTCCGTGACATTTGCCGGAAAGGCTTCTTTTACCGTGGCTTTGATTGACTCACCGATGGTGCCGTAGGACCTGAAAGCATCCTCGACGACACTTTTAAACATCTTGTCGATGCCTTCATCGATCAGCTCGCGAGGGCGATCTGATAGGGCGTAGGTGCTGACGCGCTCGGCCAGCAATTGCTGAAGGGTTTGCTCGGTCATTTGATGCTCCATGCTGGATATGGTGATTTCCCGTCTGGCCCTGTTGCCAAGGCCAATCGGTGAAATCCCGGCCTCGCTACTGGCGACAGGCCGGGGTACTACGTCAGTGGTGTGGTTGCTTCTGGTTCCTAATACCCGCTCACTGATTGCAGGTTTCGGCATCGTGGTGTGGCGACGGGCTTCCCTGTTCACATCAGCTCGATCAGCGTTGCTGGTGTGGTCGTCGGGCATATACAACATGCGACGTGCAGCCCTGTGCCTGGTTGTGTTTTAAGGCACATCGCATGAGGTCCGGCGCTCCTCATAGCCGAAGCTCGGAGCGCTAATTCAAATCGGTGTCTCTCCCTTCTGCCGCTGGGATTCGCGGAGCGCATTGCTTGCCGGGTCATTCACTCGGTCAAGGCGTTTCACCATCGTCAGCCGTACAGGGTTCTCCCTGTCGTGGGCAGCCTTTCGGGGCTGTCTGATCGCCGGTCGCCGGTAGAGGCAATGCGGTCTGTTTTTTGTTGCGCAGGCTGTTAAAGAGCGGTTCGATCCGCTGGGCCTGTTGAGGGGCTGTGTCGCGTCTCGATGGGTGAAATATAAGCTCGCTTATCTTCATAGTCAATAAGCCTGCTTATATTATTTTTGAGTTCATAAAAATCCCGCTCAGTGGCGGGCAAGGTCGAATCGTGTTTGCGCAAGAATGTGGATTTTGGGGAGCCTACAAATCAGCTTTGGCTAGACTTTCAGCTTTCCCGAGACCTAAGGAGGGGGCGGCATGATTTCCAATCTGGATCTGAAGCATATCGTTGAGTCTGCTTTTTTCCCGATGAAATGCGTCTGCACTATTTCGCCGTATCACACAATGACGCTGCAGATACTCGACGAGCAATCGGCGGATGAGGAGTTCACCGTCATCGGTGTCGACACGGCGCCTCTGACGTCAATGCGCGCGGTTGTCGACCTGATACATGAGCTGAAGGCGGAGATGAAGCTGCGGCAGGTCGCGACTAACCGTCAGATGAGCAAGAGCAGAAAGCCCCGGTGGGGCTAATATCCCCCTCAGTGGTGGTCCAGCTCAGATCGAAGACGGGAAGAACGATCTGGGGACGCAAATTTTTGGAACGGGCTGAATTCGCACGGGCCTAAAAATTACAATGCCCTGATACCCGAAAAGGAGGTGGCGGTATGATTTCGAGTTTGGAGTTGAGACACATCGTTGAGACTGCATTTCTGCCCATGCGATGCGTCTGCACGATCGCGCCAGACGGCTCGATGACTGTTCAGATATTCGACCAGAATACCAACAGGGAAGAGCTTACGGTCACGGGGATCGACGTTTCAGGGCTGGTTTCGGCTCGCGCTATAGCGGCGCTGGTGATGGAGCTGAAGGAAGATCTGAAGAATCGCCATTTGGTGTCTAATCGGCATGAGAAGGGGCGCAAAGCTTAGAGGAACTTCCTCAGGTCCGGCTCCATCTGCGCGCAGAAGCAGAAGGGGGCGGGAGGTGAATTAGGCACAAGGCCAGGGTTATTCAATATCCAGACTACACGGCGCGAACCGCATGCTTAAGGAATTCTCTTGGCTTGCAACCAGGATGGACCGAATGAATTCCCAAACGAACCTGAGGCCTTGCATAGAGGCAGCGTGTTTGCCGATGAAGTGCGTTTGCGTGATCGCACCTGACGCGTCAATGACGATCCGGGTATTCGACACGAACAACGAGGCGGAAGAGCAGCACCATAGGTTTTGTCGGCCTGATGGTGCCGCACATTGCTAGACGTCTGATGGGTTCGCAGTATCAAAGACTGCAGCCCACCGCCACCCCGCTGGGCGGATTACTGATGATCCGGCGGAAGTCGTCTCCCGCAGGATGATCACGCCTAAGGACCTCCCTATAGGTATGCGACAGCGATGTTGGGCGATTTTTAAACGGGTTGAGGCTGGCGTGGACACGCTTTATAAGCAGCCAGCTCCTTAGTTGCCCACTCGCTTGAACCAGTAATTGTCCATTTTTGTTTCCCAGTTCCCTTTGCCGTCTTTAGGTATTACGCCGGCCCACAGCACGTCCAACTGTCGATTGTATGTCCCGATGGAATGCCCACCGTAGGCTCCCTCGAAGGAGATGACCATTGGCCCTTGGCCTTTGATGCCCTCAACGCCTTCGTGACAGTAGGCTTTGTTAACACGAGTCTCATCAAGGTTGTATTTTAACTCCAACGTCACACAGTTCGTCCCACAGGCCTCTGCTAATGGGGATATGTTCAACACGAGATGCTGATCGCCGGCGGTTGTCTCCCACCGCCCGGACAGATCGCTGCATGACTTGACGTCAGCGGCTTGAGAGACTGAGGAAAACAGCGCGGCGACTATAAGACCCAACGTCACAGAACCTTTCATAAAAACTCCTTATTGAATTACCCTGTTTATAGGAATAATTAGCGTACCTTGAACTAAGAAAATTAGTGGAGCGACTACCAATACCGCGACTCTAAAGACATTCATCTCACATTCCATAATGACGGGGCAGATGACCCGGCCGATCACGCAAACTTCGTCAGCGACCTGACCACCACACCAATGATCCTGCAGTCTTCGGTGCACTCCACGGTCGGATAGGCCGAGTTCAGCGGCTTTAGGTATCTGACGCCGCCGTCCTCCACCAGCTTTTTGAACGTTGCCTCGTTGCTGCCGGCCAGCTTCGCGATCACCAGCTTGCCTGGGAGTACTTCTGCCCGGGTGTCGACGAGTATCTGTGAGCCCTCTGGAATCGAAGGGGCAGTAGGTGCCGTCATCGAGTCCCCTTTAACCACCAGCCAAAACGCCGGGCCCTTGGCCTTGTAGTCAGACACGTCGTACTCATCAGCAGCACCTGGCGGATATGGCTCAACCGCTTCCGACCACTCGCCGGCCGCGACCCAGCTCACTACAGGGTAGCGGTACATGCGCGAGGGCTGTTCGACTATCTCCACGTTTGATGGCTCGCTGGCCATTTGACCAGTGCCGGTGGCAAGCCAGTCAGCATTCACGCCGCAAGCCTTGGCCAGCGCGACGAGATGCGCCGACTTGAGCGTCTTTCCGCTTTCCATTTGAGATATAGCGGGCTGCTCTACGCCCGCGAGCTCCGCCAGCTTTCGCTGGGTGATCTTGGCGTGCGCTCGAGCGAGTTTCAGTCTTTGGGCAAGTGTAGTCATGCAGAGCAACTTATAAGGTCCCTTATATGCTTGCAAATAAGCCTTCTTATCAATACGATATAAGCACGCTTATCAGGAGTTGGCTTTATGACCCCCATTGAAAAGCTCGTCGAGTTCTTTGGCGGGCAAGCAAAGACCGCCGCCGCACTGGGCGTATCCCAGGCCGCCGTTTCCTATTGGTTCAACGGCACGCACGCCATGGGTGCGAACAAAGCATTTTTGGCTGAAGAGCTCACTGGCGGACAAGTAACTGCCCGCCAGCTCTGTGCTGTTCAGCCTAGAAAATCAGCCGCGTAAACCAAGTCAACCACCGGCTAAGCCGTGACCAGAGCGCGAGTCGGATTCTGCTGCACCACGGAGTTCGCCACCACTGAAACAAATCTGAGGTTTTACGAATGGAAAATTTCTTGCGGTCCTGCCAGAGCGCAGTGCTTGAAAACGAAGCCAAGAGCCTGGCAGCGAAAATGGGGGTTGCTCACGTGAGCCTTCTCCAGCGAGCCAACCCAGATAACGATGCTCACCATCTGACGATAGAGCACCTGTTCGGAATTTTGCTACACACGAACGATCTGCGTCCGCTGAATGCACTTGCAGCCGAGTTCGGATGTGATGTGGTTGCACGTCATCGGCCAGCGCCGAAGCCTTTGCTTGCCGCGCTTGCTCACCTTGCCGCCGAGTCGGGAGACGTGAAGCGCCTGATCTACGACGCCACCATCGACAACCACATCAGCCAGCACGAAAAAGCCCAAGGCGATAAAGCTATTCAAGAAGCAATTGACGCGCTGCAGGTGCTTCGCGAATCGCTGAAGGCCGCCTGATGAGCCGGACCAAAAAGGTCGGGAAGTCCTGATATGCAGTACACCGTCACGATAAACCAGGTGAAGGCGTTGGAGTGGGGGCTGAATTCTCAGCAGGCCCTGCTGTTTGCCTTCGTCTACGGCTGTCCCAGTTGGACCAAGCCAATCAAGACCGATGGCGGGATTTTCTTTGCTCTGAGCAAGGCGAAGATCATCGAGGAGCTTCCGCTGCTCACTGACAAGCCTGATACCGCTTACCGCATGCTGAAGGCTCTGGAAGAGGCCGGTTTGATTGAGCTACGCACCGAATGCTTTCGACTCACCGAAAAAGGTTGCGAGTGGAACCCGAACCGCATGGGCTACGCCACCGCTTATCAACCTGCAGTTCTTCCGCCTCGGCGCAGGACAAAAAAGAAGCCTATTCCTTCCGGTCTGCGCGCCCAGGTCTTCGAGCGAGATGGTTATGTGTGCTTGCGCTGCGGCTGCGCGGCGCGTTTTCGCCTGAGGGCCGACCACGTTGTTCCTGAAAGCCAGGGCGGCGACGCTTCGATGGCGAACCTCCAAACCCTCTGCATGTCCTGCAACAGCTGGAAAGGCGTGCAGACGATTGATTTCCGCACCACCTCTGGAGGTGCGGCATGAGCATGACACTCATGGTCGCCGCGATGAAGCTTCGCGTCGGCAACCCATTACGCAAGCTTGTACTGATCAAACTGGCCGACAACGCCAGTGACATAGGCGAGTGCTGGCCTTCTTACCAGCACATCGCTGACCAGTGCGAGATCAGCAAGCGCTCTGTCATGAATCACATCACCGCTCTGTGTGAGGCGGGACTGTTGCGCAAGGAAATCCGTAAGGGTGGACCGAAGGGTAACTCTTCAAACGTCTACTTTCTGACCCTTGATGGTGGTGCACCTCCTGCACCAGGGGTAGTGCAGGAGATTCACCAGGGTGGTGCAGCAGATGCACCCCCTAGTGAATCTGCTGCACTAGGGGGTAGTGCAGGAGCTGCACCCAGAATCAGTCACTCTTCTGAACCAGTCATAGAACCGGTCATTGAACCAATTACGCCCCAGGCTTCCGCTGAGGTCGTGACGGGGCAGGTTGTGCCATTCCAGCCGCCACGGGTTGAGATCCCCGCCGATATGCCCGGGCCGAAAGATCGTACCTGCAAAACCTTCAAGGTCTGGGCGAATTACGCGATGGCCTACCGCAAGCGTTACAGCGCTTGGCCGGTGTGGAACGCCAAGGTCGGCGGTCAGCTCGGCCAACTGGTCGACCGTCTCGGCGCTGATTTCGCTCACCACGTAGCTGCCCACTTCCTGAAGACCAGCGATGCCGCCGTTCTGCGCAAATGCCACAGCCTCAACGAGCTGCTGGCAAACGCAGAGAGTTATCACACCCAGTGGGTAACCGGTCAGCGCGTCAACGGCACAACTGCGCGCCAGATGGAAAGGACCGAGGCGAATCTATCCGCAGCGGAGCAGGCCGCCCAGATGGTTCTGGCCAAACGCCAAGCAGGTGACCGCAATGAATACCTCTGAAATGAACGATCAGCAGGTTGCAGGACTGGCGGCCGCCATCTGCGCGACCGCTGAAGCCATGGGGCAGGAAATGAATCCCGGCACGGCAGCGATCATGGCCGAAGACCTGTGTGCCTACTCGGTGCCGATCGTCAAAGCCGCGCTGAAGGCCTGCCGTTTCGAAGTGAAGGGAAAGCTGGCCATGGCCGACATCCTCCAGCGCGTCCAGTCTTCCGATGGCCGCCCGGGCAAGGACGAGGCCTGGGCCATCGCCATGACCACCAATGACGAATACGAGACGGTGGTGCTCACCGACGAGATCCAGCTCGCTCTGGCCGCCGCGAAGCCTGTTCTTGATGCTGGTGACAAGATCGGCGCGCGCATGGCGTTCATCAGCGCCTACGAGCGACTGGTGGGTCAGGCTCGCAACGACCAAAAAGGCGTCAACTGGCACGTTTCCGTCGGCTTCGACGCCAATCGCCGTGTCGAAGCGATCACCAAGGCCGTGCAGATGCAGCGCATCCCGCAAGAGCGCGGGCGGTTGTACCTGGCCGATCTGAACGTGGTGCCCATCACTCAGGACGGACAGGCCATAGCTGGACTGTTGACCGGTCAGGTGGCCAAGCCAAGCCCGGACGTTCGCGAAAAGCTTCAGGCGGTGAGAGACAGCATGCGCGAAATGAGCAAGGCCTCGGCCAAGCGCAGGCACGAATTGACGATCAAGGCTGCCAATGATTTGGCCGACCGTCTCGCGCTGCTCCAGCGGCAGGCCGAGGAATTGCAATCAAAGAGGGCGGAGTTATGACCGACAAAATCAGCGTGAACTGTCAATCCAAGCTCACCGAAGCCATCACACGTCTGTCAGCAATGTTCCGCGACAAGAAGTTCGTCGTCGTGTCCCTGCGCCCAGGCAAGGACCGCACGCTTGATCAGAACGCCCTGTGGTTCGCCTTCTACAAGCGCATATCCGAGATGACCCAGATCGGCGACGCCAGTGAGGCGCGCAAGTACTGCAAACTGCACCATGGCGTTCAGATCCTGATCAATGAAGACGATGACTATCGAGCAGCCTGGCACCGGACCACCAAGCACCTGACCTACGAGGAAAAGCTCGACCTGATGGGCGACAACAAGCTGTTGGGGCCAGATGGTTTTCCGGTCACCAGCCTGTTCAATCGCGCTCAAGGCATCGCGTACACGGACCGCATCCTGGCCGAGTTCACGGCGCTGGGCGTCTTTTTCGGTGACTTGATTGGTGAGGCAGCTGCATGAAGCGCACCTCACTGCAACGCAAGGTACCACTCAAGGCCAGTGGCATACCCCAGCGCACTCCACGCGCCAAGAAGTGCGCCCACTGCTCCGAAGCTTTCCTGCCTTTGCGCCCGATGCAAAAGGTTTGCGGTCCTGCCTGCGCCATTGCGATGCCTGCCGAAAACCTTCCGCAGGCGCGCAAGGCCCTGGCTGACATCGAGCGCAAAGAGATCAAGGTCCGCAAGGAGAAACTGAAGTCCCGTAGCGACCACATGAAAGACACCCAGCAGGCGTTCAACGAGTGGGTTCGTCACCGCGACGCCGCGCTGCCTTGTGTGAGCTGCGGCCGGCACCACGAAGGCAAGTACGACGCCGGGCATTACCGGACTGTCGGGAGTAACCCTGCGCTGCGCTTCGAACCGCTGAACTGCCACAAGCAGTGCGTTCCGTGCAATCAGCACAAGTCCGGCAACGTCGTTGAGTACCGGCTCGAGTTGGTGCGCCGGATCGGCATCGTGAACGTGGAATGGCTCGAAGGCCCTCATGAGCCCCAGAAGTACACCGTCGAAGAACTGAAAGCCCTGACAGCCAAGTACCGGGCGATGACCAGACAATTGAAGAAAGGAGAAGCGGCATGATGTATCGGAACGTTGTAGCAGCAGTGGTCCGGGCTCTGGCCGCGGAAACCATCAACTCGGCTGGCGGCTGTGATTTCGAGCCGAAGGTCCAATGCGCCAAGCAGAAGGGCGAGATCGTCGGCAAGGAGGCGGCATTCCTGACCGACTGCTGGGTGTTCGGTCGACTGCACAAGGCGCTGAGCCCGGATCACTGGCGCGCGCTGGTGGCGAAGTTCTCGACGCACACCGACCGCAAGCACGCGGCGATCACGGAAATCACCAAGCAGTACCGGTCGCCGGCGCCTGAGAGGTTCCGTCACTGCGCGATCGTCACCTGGGCCATGCCAAAGCTTCCTGGCGTTGAAGGCAAGCGCAGCACAAATGTGCTTCCAGCCACCTGGTACGAGATGGACAACTGGAGCGACGATCCGCACCCGATCAAAACGCAGGAGCGGTGGAGGCGTGACATTCGCAAGGGGCTGGAGAGCATGGTGGACATGGCGCTGACCGAGGCACAGCACATTTTGGAGGCTGAAGGCATTTTGATTGCAGATTGCGCTTGACGGTGATTGATCCAGTGAGCCATTATTCACCCCATCCTGTCATTCCTGCGCAAATAGGGGATTGACGACAAAGAAGCCCGGCCACTGAGTCGGGTTTTTTATGTCTCGAATTTACCTGTATCTAAGGCAGCTCTCGCGAAGGCTTAGTTACCTGCTTTTAGCTTTAGTCGCTCTATAGCGCGAGTGCATCCGTATTCGGCAGATTTTTGAAGGTATCGCATTTGTTCTTGCTTAAGGTTCTGCGTCGACATTTGAGTCGAGAGGCTCATGTAGAGATCGGCGCGAACTGCTTTTTCATCGAGTGAACCGATTGTATTTTCACCATTGGAGGCGCGCTTACTGTCGCATCTCGGCATAAGTACTGGCTGCGGATAGTACTTACTGTACGGGCTTGGAGGTTCAGGCAAGGCATCAATCAGCGATCGAAACTCGGCTGTTTTCACATCATCGAAGCAGTAGCTGATCATCTGTAGACCAGCCGGAGCGAACCCTTTTGTCAGGCTTGATTTCAACAAAGAGCAAACCTGATCTACAACCTGCTCTCTGGGATCGAATTCTATGGCAAGCCAAGCCAGTCGGTATTGTGCGGCGGGATTACCTTCATCAGATGAGCGCCTGAGTAGCGGGGTTGCCTCCATCAGTAGTGTACTTATTTTGTTTTTGAGTGTTTCTTTTTTCCCCTCTGGTACTTTTTCTTTATTGGGTAGCTGATGCTGAAGGCTGAATAGTTCGTTATTTAATTCGTCAATTTCATCCAGGTAAGGTAACGCGTTGAAGTACAGCGCTTCAGCTCCGGGTGAAACATCACGCGGCACCGCATTTGCGAGATCAGTGAGGCACGCCAAAAAGGCGAGCGAAAGATGTCCGATATTGCTTTTGGCCACTGCGCCATCCTCGTAATGATCTGCTTTGATAGAGATTATTCAACGCATAGTATGCCCACTGACGCGCTACTTTTTCCATATTCAAAGCCTCGGCACTTGCTGGGGCCTTTTCTTTTTCGGCGCCACCACACCCATCGCCTCAAGCTGGGAGTGCTGTTGGTGTCGAGCCAAATCATGGCCTTAAGCAGACCTCGCCACTAGTGGAGTAATGATGGACCCAACCGATCTCGGCCCAGGCACAGCCACCTGGCTGGGCGGCACGGGCACAATCCTTTTGGGTGGCTTCCTGTGGTTGAGGAAATTCCTCTCCCGGGATGCGACCGACCGCGCCATGGACAATGCCGATATCGGCACAGTCCGACGGCTCAACGAACTGCTCGACTCGGAACGCCTGGCGCGCAAAGAGGCCGAGGCTCGGGCTGACCAGTTCGCCAAAGAACGCAACGAGCTGGCTGCCGCCGTGGGCCGGATGGAAGGGAAGATCGAAGCCCTGACCAGCCAGGTGGCCCAGCTCACTGACAAGGTCACTACCCAAAGCGCTGAGATCGCTCGTCTGCGTGCACAGCTCGGAGGTATCAACTGATGGAAAGATGCGTCAGAGATTTCATCGCCCGGCGGTGGTGGCGTCGCTTGGAAGTGTGGGTGATTGCCTTGCTGCTGGTGACTGGCTCGTTCGCGCTGGGCTTCGGTGCTTCGCAATGGTCGCTTGCCAGTTGGTACAGCGCCCAGGTCGCCGAAGTGCGCCGTGGTTATGACGAGGCCACCGTGCAGCGCGACATGCGCCTGAACAAGCTGGCCAAGACCGCGACCGATGCAGCAGGGAAGGTTGAGGATGCAGCCGGCAAGGCCACCAAGGCGGCAGAGACAGCCAGCAAAGCAGCAGACAAGGTCAACGAGGCGGTAGAGCGGCAGACGCCGTAGCGCGCCACAGATTCAGACACTGCCATTTCGTGGCGCGGAGTGACCATGCCCAATACCACCTTCCATAGTGCCGGTGACGGACGTGGTAGCAGAGCCGTATTCGTAAATGGCAACGAGATCAAACATGTCCTTTGGTGCGATACCGCTACCGGAACTGTGGTCTTCGTACCTCAGCCCATGAGAGTCAAGCGCAATGACCGTGACGAGGTTTACACCAGGCGCTTGCGCGGCCAAGTCAGGGTTTTCTACAACGGCGGCGTCGTTCAACCTGGCCGCGTCACACAGTGGAGTAAAGCATGAGCAACGTCACAAACATTCGCCATGCTGCTCCAGTGAGCGCGGAGATCAGCAAAGCGCTCATTGATATGGATGCTGCCATCGTCAAAGCCATTGATTGCGCCAAGGCTGCTGGGCTGCCTCAAGGCTTTGTCGTCTCCACCTTGCACGGGCACGCCCACTCCCAAACGCACTTGATGGCGTTCCAATGAGCGTGAATGTGGTGGAGTTCAAGCGCGAGGACTGGTGCGATGCCGCAAAGACCCTACGCAAGATTGCGGACGACCTCGATGCCGGTGAGCATCCCGAGTGCAGGGTAGGCGCATTGACGCTGATCGGACCGAAGGGTGAGGTGACCGTGTTCGGTATCGGCCCGAAGTGTGACGACCTGCAGTGCCTGGGTGCGATGCGCCTGGGTGAGCAGAAATTGATTGATGTGTTGCTGGATACTGATGATTAAGGGTGTGCCGCAGGGCTAACCATTTTTCTGATACCCGCTCATCTTTGCGGCTATGAGTGCTCGCTCTTTGGTGAGTGGCTTAAGCACGCCCTTGGCATCATCGAGCAGCATGTACAGAAAGTATCGGTCGTCCTGATCGCGCAGTATCCGGTAAACCTCGGCATATCTGTTCGAGTTCGGGGATACGGTCCGATCCACAAGCAGCTCATAGCTCACGATATGCAGGTTTTTCAGCGCCGCCTGGAAGTCTGCATTGATACCGGCTTCCCACCGGTTAGCCCCGCGCACGCTGAAAATGACGACTAACAGCATAAGCAGTGCGAATCCCGCGAACTCAAATATACTCGTTCCCTGCTCCACACGGTGATCCCTTGGGTTTCGTAATTCGCTGTTAATACCGGCAACCAGCCACTATTTCAATACCACCTTCGTTTTCTGAGAGTCCTTTATGACAACCAAGCAACCCGACTGGGAGCGCATTGAACAGCTCTTCCGGGCTGGTCTGCTTTCCGTCAGAGAGATTGCCGCCGCTTGCGGTGTATCTCACACAGCAATCAACAAGCGGTCGAAGGCTGAAGGCTGGGATCGTGACCTGAACGCCAAGATCAAGGCGAAGGCCGATTCGCTGGTTTCCAAACGTGAGGTTTCCACAAAGGTTTCCACGGAAACGTTGGCAACCGAACGTGGAATCGTGGAAGCCAACGCTGAGGTTATTGCTGACATCCGGTTGGCCCACAGGGGAGACATTTCCCGCAGTCGTAGGCTCACGAACAAGCTGCTGGATGAGCTTGAGGCGCTGACCGATGAGCAGGGCACGATCAAGCAACTGATCGCACAGCTCAAGGATGGTGATCACGAAGACGGTGATGCGATGGCCGACGTGCTCGCGCTGGCTCAGAAGATGGGCGCGTTACCGACCCGCACCAAAACCATGAAGGAGTTGGCGGAGACCCTGAAAACTTTGGTTGTCCTGGAGCGCCAGGCTTACGGGCTGGATGAGAAGGACAAATCAACAGACACCGACGAGCTGTCGAGCCTGATGGATGAATTAACAAAGGACGCCTAACCATGAAACCCGAGCACATGAAGCTGCTCAGGGATCGGTTCTGGCGACTGAACAACCTGTACTTCATCACCGACAAGAACGGGAAGAAAGTCCGCTTCCGCATGACGCAGGAGCAGATCGACTACTTCCAGGGTATGCACACCCGCAACATCATCCTGAAGGCTCGCCAGCTGGGATTCACCACGCTGGTCTGCATCGTCCAGCTGGATGCCGCGCTGTTTGAGTCGGCAAAGTGCGCTTTGATTGCCCACACCCTGAATGACGCCAAGCGCCTGTTCCGCGAGAAGATCAAGTATGCGTATGACAACCTTCCCAAGGAGATACGCGCTGCCAACCCTGCTTCTAACGATGCTGCTGGTGAGCTTGTGTTCAGCAAGGGCGGATCGCTCTACGTGTCCACATCCTTCCGGGGCGGGACTCTACGGTATTTGCATGTATCCGAGTTCGGGAAGATCTGCGCCAAGTTCCCCCACAAGGCCAGAGAGATCGTCACCGGAGCATTCGAGGCGGTCGCCGCCGACTGCTTCGTTACCATTGAGTCGACGGCAGAGGGGCGGGCGGGGTACTTCTTCGATTACTCGCAGAGCGCTGAGAAGCAGCAGCTGTCCGGCGTGCCGCTGGGCAAGCTGGATTGGAAATTCTTTTTCTTCAGTTGGTGGCGTAACGGCCTGTACTGGCTCGACCCCGCTGAAGTCGTCATTCCGCAACGCCTGACCGATTACTTCAACGAACTGCAGGCCAAGCACGGGATCGTTACGAACCCAGGCCAGCGAGCGTGGTACTCGGCCAAGGAGAAAACGCTCGGCGACGACATGAAGCGGGAATACCCGTCGATACCGGCCGAGGCGTTCCAGCAGTCTGTCGAGGGTGCCTACTACGCCAAACAGTTCGCCAAGCTCTATGCGAACAAGCGGATTGGCGTTATTCCAAACAACAGTCACCAGCCCGTGATGACCTTCTGGGACATCGGCGTCGGCGACTCCACGGCAATCTGGTTCGTGCGCCAGATCGGCGCTGAGTATCACGTCGTCGATTATTACGAGAACTCAGGCGAAGGCCTGCGCCATTACATGAAGGTGCTCAAGGGCAAGGGTTACACCTATTCCGAACACTGGGGGCCGCACGATATCGAGAACCGCGAGTTCGGCAGCGATGCCAAGAGCCGCAAGGATATAGCTAAAGAGGGCTACGAAATAGATGGCGCACGTTATTCGATCAAGTTCCAGGTCGTTCCACGGACCGGGGTCGACGACGGCATTGAGTCGGCCCGGGAGATCTTGGCCCTTTGCTTCTTCGACGAGTCCAAGTGCGAAGAGGGTATAGGTCATCTCGAAAACTATCGCAAGGATTGGGATGAGAACCGGGGCTGCTGGAAGGACAAGCCATTCCATGACAGCACATCACACGGCGCCGACGCCTTTCGATACTTCGCTGTAGCAAAAACCAAACGCATACGCACAGGCGGTGTCCGCCGCATAGGAGGCCTCGCATAATGCCAGTGCAATCGACAAACCCAGAGTTCGAAGAACACATTGCCGAATGGCGATTGATGGACGACGCGCTCGAAGGGGAAAGCGCTATCCGGCGCAACGCCCAGTACCTACCCAAGCCATCAGGGATGGTCGAAGCCGAAAAGCTGGATGCGACGGGGAACGCCTACCTCTATCTGAACTACCGCGACCGCGCCCAGTACGAACACTGGGTGCGCGATGCGTTGCGCTCGATGATGGGGCTCGTATCCCGGCTGATTCCCGAAATCAAACTTCCTGCCGGCCTTAAGGGGCTGGAGGACAACGCTACCGCTGATGGCTTTGGCCTGAAGCAGCTGTTCATGCGGATGGTTCGCCAGACTATCTCCCACGGCCGCGTGCCGATGGTAGTGAACGTTGACGAGGTAGGGGAGCCATATTTCTCGACCTATGAGGCTCGCAACGCAATCAACTGGAGGGTCGGCGCAAGCGGCGGCCGGCAAGACCTCACGCTTGCGGTGTTCAGGGAGTTTCGCGAGAAGCCCGGCAACGATCAGTTTGCCCACGATACGGTTGAAGTGTTTCGTGTCTTCGCCATGCATGAAGGCGCATGCCAGACAGCGGTACTGAGCGATGCGGGCGACACGGTCGAGGGGCCCAGCTTTCTTGGGTCCGCCGGTTCCGACAGCCGTTTAGTTCGTCCGCTTAGCTTCATCCCTGTCATCTACTGCGGCTCTACCGACAATTCACCAGGTGTCGATGAGCTTCCCCTGCTGACCATGGCGCGAGCCGCGGTGAAGTCCTACCAGCTCAGCGCGGACTATTTCACAGCGTTGCACCAGACTAGCCACCCGCAACCGTGGGTGTCAGGGCTCGACGAGTCGGTCGAGCTGAGCGTAACCGGCCCGTCTGCGGCCTGGGACCTCGGCCCGAGCGGGTCATGCGGCTATCTGGAGTTTCAGGGCGCAGGCATCACGGCCGTTCGCCAAGCCATGGCCGACCAGAAGGGCGCCGCCCTCGAAGCCGGTGCCAAGGTGATGGACGTGTCGGGTGAGGCTGAGTCGGGCGAGGCACGCAAGACTCGCCAGAACGACCAGCACGCAACGCTGCACAGCATCGTCATGTCAGTGGCTGAGGCCATCGAGCAGGGCCTGCGATATGCGGCAGAGTGGAAGGGCTACAGGCCTGAAGAAGCGACATTCACCGTCCAGCCTGAGTTCATCACGCCTGTTGTCGATGCCCAGGTGCTGGCAGAGCTGCAGAAAGCCGTCATGGCGGGCACGGTCAGCGCAGACACCTACTGGATGTATCTCACAACCGGCAAGCTACCTGAGCGTGCTTACGAGGAAGAGGCCACCCTGATCAGCGATGAGCGTGAATCGGGTAGGGGCCTGAATTTGGACGCCGACGATGCAGAAGATACCGACCCAGCCGCTGGAGACGCAACAGGCTGAGCCATCGGCGGCCGCGCTGCTTGACCAGACCATTCGCAACGCGGTCATGGTCGAGCGTCTCAAGGCCGACGAAGTGCAGAAGTTCGAGAAGTACCTGCGCCAGATCGACCGTTTGATTCGCGAGCAGTTGACCCGCAAGGAGTTGACGACCTATGGACGTGAGCGTCTGGAAGACTTTCTGTCCTGGGTAGATGAGAAGCTGCTGGCGATCTATGCCGAGTACAGTGCGTTGGTGCATGCCGACTTGGTGGACATCGCGCTTTACGAAGCTGCCTTCGAGGCGCGAAGCCTCAACGCGGCTTTTCCGGGCCTCGGCGCAATCGTGCCGACCAGCCAGGTGATCCGCTCGGCTTTGATACTGGCGCCGCTGCAAGTGACCGGGATCAACGGCGGGAAGCTGCTGAAGACGTTCTTCAATGGATGGACGCGCACTGAAACCTCGCGCGTAACGAACGTCATGCGCGTGGGCTTCACGCAAGGCCAGACCAATGCGGAGATTGTCCAGGCAATTCGCGGTACCGCGGCGCAGAACTTCACCGATGGAATACTTGCTGTCAGCCAGCGGAACGCCCGGACCATCGTCAATACTGCAGTTCAGCATGCGGCCACTACTGCACGCATGGAGACAGCGAAAGCCAACCCTGATGTCATCACCGAAGTCGAGATCATCGCCACGCTCGACCGGAAGACGACGCCGGTCTGCAGAGTCATGGACAAGAGGCGATATCCGACAAACTCCGGACCCCGTCCGCCGTTCCATGAAAACTGCCGCACAACATTCGTATTTCGTACCCGGCTGAGTGACCTATTTGAGAATGACGCAACACGGGCCGCCGTTGGCGCGCAAGGCGGCGGTCAGGTTGACGCGGGACTTCAGTACTATTCGTGGCTTAAGACCCAGCCCGCAAGCTTTCAGGATTCCGCCCTGGGCCCAGTGCGCGGCAAGCTTTTCAGGGATGGCGGCCTGCCGCCCGACAAGTTCGCAAAGCTGCAGCTCGACAAGAACTTCAAGCCTATCACGCTAAAGCGCATGCAGGAGATGGAGCCCGAGATGTTCAAGCGTGCCGGGATACAATGACCGCCCAATAGACAGGTGCTGTCATGATTATTGTTGAGGAAGGCAAGGGCAGACCGGGTGCGAACAGCTACGCGGATCTGAGGGCGTTGCAGTTTCACGGCAGCTACTACCGTTTCCCGATACCAGAGGTCGTGAGCGAACAAGTTCGCTATCTGATGGCTGCGTGCGCCGCGATGAACGAAATGCGTTGGAAGGGAGAGAGAACGTCGAACTTACAGGCTATTGCCTGGCCTCGGAGAGGCATCACTATTGATGGCCACCCCCTGTGCGCCGACCACATCCCATACGGCATCCGTCACGGGCAAGTCATGCTGGCAATTGAGATGTATGCCCGCGATAAGGGCACTGATCTGATTGAGCCTACTCATGCATACGATGGCGATAAAGTGATTCCGCTCACGCGCAGCTGCGAGAAATACCGGCTTGACCCACCTTTATGGGTTTTCAGCAGCACGCAGTTCGCCGACTACCTGGTTATGCGAAGGCTAAGCGTCGTCTAGAAAATCGCCCGACGCTTGCGAAGTCGGGCAAGTCTTTCCTATTTCAAGAATGCTGGCTTGTAGCATTCATCGAGGAACCAGTATTGATTGATGCTTGGCCCCTTGTGTGGGTGGGCTTTTAGAAATTTCAACACCTCACTTTCAACAATTTCCAAGCATTTGACCGTACGACTGTACTTGTGTAAATCCTCTTCCTTGACTAGTGCCTTGGCGCGATCAAACAGTTGACCTTCCTTCATTTGTGCCTTATCGAACCGCACCTCTTTAAACATGCCGGTTTCCACCAGCGCTGCAATGACCTCTGTCGTTACTTGCATAGTGTTTTTGTAAGAGGAGTCTTTGGAAAGAAAGCAGCCGCGAATGAATGGTTCGAGCGAAAAAAGCTCAAACTGCTCAAACTGGTCAAAGCGTTTCGCCCTCTGGTTGATTGGCATGCTGAGCAAGCCTGAGCGAGCCCAGTAGTCGACGAAACGAGGCAGGTCGATGGCTGCACCTGGACCTCCGTTCGGTAGGCGAATTGAAAGCCCGTCATTGCTTAGAAGCGATGCTTTTGGCGAAGCGGGTTGGTCTTCACCAATTAGCCGCTTATACTCGGCAAAGGGGAGAATGGCGTACTGCGGTTGCTGTGTGTCGTCATAAATGAATTGCGCTTTCGAGCTCATTTTTTACGTACCTAATTAGGATTCATCGCAGGCGGAATTGCCCTGAATCTTGCGCACTGAGCGAGTAGAGATCGCTCAGTGAGCATATAGTCGTTGCTCAGTGCGTAAATCACAAGCTTTTTCTATTGTGATATCTCCTCTATAGGCCTGCCTTCGTGCAGGCCTTTTTTTTCAGAACTCAGACCTCGGCCATGCCGGGGTTTTTTTATGCCTGCTGATCAGGTCAGCGGCCCATCAATCCCCAGGGGATACCCATGTTCAAGCTGAAACAACTTTTTCTGAATGCGACCGATGAAGGCGGCGAGGGCGGCGGTGGCGTGACCATTACCCCTGAGATTCAGGCGGTCATTGATCAGCAAGTCGCTGGTTTGAAGACCAAGAACGCCGAGCTGCTCGGCTCACTGCGCAGCACCAAGACCGAACTGGAAGGCTTCAAGACCCAGTTTGAAGGCTTGGACATCGACGCGGTGAAAGGCCTGCTGACCAAGGTCGGTCAGGACGAGGAAACCCGGCTGCTCGCAGAGGGCAGGCTTGATGAGGTGATCACCAAGCGCACTGAGCGCCTACGCACCGATTACGACAAGCAACTGGCCGCAGAAAAGACCCGCGCTGACAAAGCTGAAGCCTTCGCTGCCAAGTACAGCGACAAAGTGCTGGCTGATTCCATCCGCGCAGCCGCCATCAAGGCCGGCGCGCTCCCCGAGGCTGCTGAGGACATCATCCTGCGTGCTCGGGGTACTTTCAAACTCAGTGAAGACGGTGAGGCCATTGCCACCGACCGAGACGGCGAAGTCGTTTACGGGAAGGACGGCAAGACCCCGCTTTCACCGCTCGAATGGGCGGAATCGCTGCGTGAAACAGCAACACACCTCTGGCCAAGGGCTCAGGGTGCCGGGCAGACCGGCGACCACGGTGGCAAGGCCACGAAAAAGTGGGGGGAGCACACCGAGCAAGAGCGCGCAGCTCTGGCCCGAGACAACCCCGAAGCATACCAGCGACTCAAAGCCACTCAAGGAACCTAATCCATGGCCACCACGCAACTCGCGGACATCTTCGTTCGTGACTACTACGCCGATCTGGCGCCGGTCAATTCGCCGGAAAAGACCGCTGTTTTCGAATCTGGCATCATCGTCAAATCACCTGAGCTGGACGCCATCGCTTCCAACGGCCAGGGCACTGCTGAAATCGCGTACTGGCAAGATCTGGACGCTGACGAAGAACCGAACATTTCCAACGACGACCCGGATGACTTGGGCGCGGTCGGTAAGGCCGAGATGGGCAGCATGCGCGCCCGCACACTCTATCTCAACAAAGGCTATGGCGTAGCCGACTTGACCACCGAGCTGGCCCGCACCGAGCCGATGCAGCACATCCGCAACCGCTTCGGCACCTACTGGACTCGCCGCTGGCAGCGTTACCTGCTGGGCGCAGCTCGCGGCGTCATTGCCTCGAACATCGCCAGCGATGCGGGCGACATGGTCGTGGATGCTGGCGCAACCATCAGCGCTGGCGCATTTCAGGACGCTGCATTCACATCCGGCGACGCTGCTGACGTGTTCTCTGCCATTGGTGTTCACTCCGTGGTGATGAACCAGATGGTCAAGCAGGATCTCATCGAGTACCTGCGCGACTCCGACGGCCGCATTATCCTGGCCACCTACCTGGGCAAGCCAGTTTTCATGGATGACAGCCTGGTATACGGCGCTGGTCGCTACCTGTCCGTGTTCTTCGGCCAAGGTGCGTTCGGCTACGGCGAAGGCAACCCGGCTAACCCTGTTGAGCTGGAGCGTAAGCCGTCTGGTGGTAACGGTGGCGGTGCCGAAGTGCTGTGGGAGCGAAAAACCATGATCCTCCAGCCTGCTGGTTTCAGCTGGAAAGGTGGCGAAAACCGCAACCTCAGTCCTACTGCCGCGCAGTACGCAGCCGCAGCCAACTGGGAGCGTGTCTTCGACCGCAAGCAGGTCCCGTTCGCCGCCGTCATCAGCGGCACTGTTACCCCGTAAGCAATCCTCGGCGGGGCGCTTTGATGCGCCTCGGCCGAAATGGAGACAAGCATGAAGGTTATCTATACCGATAAGCCCGGCAGTGAGTCGGGTGTCTGCTATCGGTTGCTGAGCGAATTCTTCGGAGTAATCAGCTCGGCGACTGACGTGGTTGTTCAGGGTGACAACCCCAGCATCATCGAAGCCTACAAGCGCGCCGGTATCAAGGTGAGCGCCGCGGGCGACGATGGCCTGCGTCTTGACGGCCCAACCGTCTCGGAATACATCGCTGCCGGCTACAAGGCCAGCAACTACCCGCCACAGGGCTACGCATCCCGCAGCTCAGCTGAAGAGCTCGCCGAAGCGCTGAAGCTGGAGCAGGAAGCGCCGGAAACCGACCCTCTGAAAATGAAGGTCACGGAGCTGAAAGAGTGGCTCACCGTCAAGGGCATCGAGTTCGACGCAACGGCAAAGAAAGAAGACCTGCAGGCCCTGGTGCCGAAGGAATAAGGACAAGCACATGACCGATTTCATCACTGTTGCCGACGTTGCTGCTCAGCTTGGTCCTGACTGGGCGGGTACTGGTGATCCGGTCCTTGCTGTGACGATGGCAAACGCCTGGATCACGGCCAAGATTCAGCGAGTCGTCCCAGATCCGACGCCTGTCGAGATCAAGAAGGCTGGCGCTCAGGTCGCCAAAGAGGCGGCCGCAGGCAATCTGTACAAGGCTACGCAAAAGGAAGTCCAGAGCAAGACAGTTTCAGCTCAATCCGGAACTTCCGTGAGCAAGACATACGTGGCGGGAAGCTCAGACATGTCTCAGGGTGAAAACTTCGCTCTCGCGCTGTTGGCCCCATGGATCAAACGATCCGGAACCATCATGTTGAAGAGGACCTGAACATGGGCATGCGTGAGGAGATTCAAGCGGAGCTGGCTGAGGCGTTCGACGACCCGGAAGGCCTGGCCGACGCCGTAGCCAGGGTAGAGGGCACTCGCAAACTGGCGGCCGTTTATAACCCTGCGACCGGCAAGACCTCGGCTGGATCGCTGAGCTACATGGGGCGTGGCGTATTCAGCAGCTACCTTGCAAAAGAGGTGGATGGCAGCCTGATACAAGCGTTCGATGAAAAGCTGCTGACTCTGCAGAACGAGCTTTTCGTTTCTGAGGGCGGCAAGGCTACGGCCGTGAAGGCAGAGCCATTGATCGGCGATCTTATCGGCGGGAAGAGGGTGCTCAATGTCGGCCATGACCCGGCAGGAGCGACCTGGACAGTTCAGCTTAGAAAATGATAGACAAACTCTGATCTACCCAATAGCTTTATCGCTCTTTAATGAGTGCGATAAGGAAGTCTTTCTATGCGTGGGTCAGTCATTGTGTGCGGTCTGTCGATAATTTTCTCGGCGGCCGTTTATGCTGAAGATGTAAAGACAGAGATAATAAGTCGTTGTAAATCGCAGATGGGTCAGTACGGTGCCGCGATGGTGAAAGCTTGCGTGGATCAAGATTTAGAGGCCGTCGATAAAATTGGAAAAATCCCCGACAAATACAAAGCTACCGTTTCCCGCTGCATGAAGCAGATGCGGAAGTATGGATTCAGCATGGTGAATGCCTGTGCCGAACAAGACATAGAGGCTGACCAAGCGCTTAGTAAGTATTGAGCAAAGTGACGCCCCGCTAAAGATTTGATTAAACCCGCTGCCGAGCGGGTTTTTTTATGGCTGAGTAACCTATGACATCGAAATACGCAGGCCTCAGCGGTGACTTTGCAGCGCAGATAACAGCATTCGCTGCCCAGGCGACAGAGGCAATTGATTCGTCTTGCCGCGAGATCATCATTGAGATCGGCAGCAGCGTCATCCGGATGTCTCCAGTGGGCAATCCTGAGATATGGGCGGCCAACCTGGCGTTCCGTGATGCCAGCACCCGCGCAGCCGATGACTACGACTTCAAGGTTTCCGTGCGCAATACGGTTATCAACCTGACAGAGTCGAACTTCACTAAGTCCGGCAAGCTGAAGCGAGGCGTGAAATACGCCAAGCCGTTGACCAAGACCGAGCGTGTTCAGAACTTCAACGTCAACGGGCTCGTAGCTGGCCATGATTACGTCGGTGGCCGATTCCGCGGCAACTGGATGTTCGGCATAGGCGCACCAAATAACACCACCACAGAAGAGCTCGATCCGAGCGGCAGCAAATCAAACGCAAGAATCGCCAATGGCGTGCTGGAATTCCACGCTGGCGACGTCGCCTACATCACCAACAGCCTGCCATACGCGATCCCGCTGGAATTTGGGCATTCGACCCAGGCCCCGGGCGGCATGGTCCGAATCACCGTGGCGCGCTTCCAGCAGATCGTTGAGGCGGCCATCAGGAATCACCAGGTATGAGCCACAAAATAATCCGCTCACTGTTCGAGCAGAGACTCACGACGTGGGCGGGTGGGCGCAACCTGAGGGTCGCCTATCAGGGCGTCAGCTTCACGCCAGAGACAGACGAGACGTATCTGGCAGCATTCATGCTTCCGGCCGGGACCGGTACCGACACCTTGTCGGGCGATCACCGCGTCTATACCGGTGTGCTCCAGATCAACGTCGTGACCCCGGCAGGTAATGGGACTGGCGAAGCTGAGGGCCTTGTCGACGACATCGCCGCGCTGTTCCCGGCCTATCTCAGGCTCAAGCAAGACGCGTTCGAGGTGCTGGTGCTCACGCCGGTCGAACCCGGGCCGCCGATCACGGGTGACAGCACACTGACAGTCTCTGCCTCGTTTCAGTACCGCGCCGACACCAACTGAACCGCACCACGTTAGAATAGCTCTCCGCTTACAGGTCAATCGCAGGCTAGCCATGGATGATGAAACGAAAGCGCGCTTGCAGTGGCTGGATGAATCAGCTGACGACCACGCCTGGAACAACCGTGATGAGATTGGCGCTAGTGATCGATGCATCTGTACCGCTTGTGGGATGTGGTCTGTGCCCAGTGAAATCTTGAAATGGCACATGGAGAAACATGCATGTTGCCCTCACTGCGGCCTAACTGGCGTTGTCGTTGGCTCCAAGTCGGGATTGCCGCTTGAGGAATACGAAAACTGTCGGATTCCTGAGTAGCGAAACTTTCAAATAACTTGCCCATTGGGCAAACCCAGAACCCGCCATTGAGCGGGTTTTGTCATTTCTGCACAGAGGAAAACCAACATGGGCTTCAGACTCCCTAACGGCGCAACCCTTCAGATCGCCTCCGCATATGGCGCGGCAATCCAGGTAACTGCGCTGAGCAATGCAAATCCGGCTGGTGCCACTGCCGCTGCGCACGGCCTGAGCGACGGCGACATTATCGCTGTGACTTCCGGCTGGACCCGGCTCAACGATAGGGCCACTCGCGTTTCCAAAAGCCTGAGCGGTACGTTTGCGCTGGAAAACATCAATACCAACAATGTGCAGCCATACCCGGCTGGCTCTGGCCTCGGCTCGGTGCGTAAAGTGACGAGTTTCGTCGAAGTGCCGCAGATCACCGAGGTGAATAGCAGCGGTGGTGACCAACAGTTTCTGACCTTCGGCTTCCTCGCCGACGACGATGATCGCCAGATGCCAACCACCAAAAACCCGATCAGTATGTCGTTTACCGTGGCAGATGACCCGGACCTGCCCTACGTCGCTATCGTAGAGGCTGCCGACGACGACAAGCAGACGCGTGTGCTTCGTTTGAATCTGCCGGGCGGTAGCAGCATCGTTTACAACGCTTACGTGTCCATCACCACGACGCCGACGCTTGGCCGAAACAACCTGATGAGCCGCGTGATGACCCTGTCACTGGCCGGCCGGCCAACCCGTTACTCGGCAGTGGTGGCGTAACCCATGGCCAAGATCAAAATCGCCCAGAACCCGACGTTCAAAGCGCCGGTGATGATTCCCCGGATCGGTGAAGCTCCGGTGAAGGTTGAGTTCGTATTCAAATACATGGACCGCACTGAGCTGGCCGAGATGTTCGGGCGCTGGAATAAGGCGCGTGCTGAGCTGAATTCCAAGCACACCGACGACGGCATCACCTGGCAGGAAGTGACCGCGTCCGAGATCGCGCTGCAGGTCGAGCAGATCAAGGACGTCGTGACCGGCTGGTCCTTCGACGACAAGTTCACCGACGAGGCCGTTGCCGCGCTGGTGACCACTTGCGTTGGCGCGCCTCAGGCAGTCATCGACGCATACCAGTCGGCCTACGACCCTGCACGCCTGGGAAACTGAAGGCGGCGGCCCGGGCGCTGTATGAGCCCGGGCCGTCGGAGCAGGAGCTCGCCGCTTTTGGAATGACGCTGGCTGACATTCCCGTCGAAGAGGTCGAGGTCTGGCCCGATTCATGGAAGGCATTCAGGCTGTTCGAATCGCTCTCCACTCAGTGGCGGACTGGGCCGGGCGGCGCATCTGGCCTTGATTACTCTGCCATCCCGGCCACGGCTCACATGGCGGGCATCAAACGGCACGAACTACCTGGCATCTTTCCCGACCTCCGTACGCTGGAAGTCGAAGCATTGCTCGTGATGAGCGAATCGAAATAACGGAGCGCTCATGACGACCATTGCTGAACTCGGGATCAAGGTAGATTCCGGCGATGCCGCGCAGGCCGCTAGCGATCTGGACAAACTGGCCGCCGCTGGTGGTCGTGCAGAGAAGGCGGCTGATGGGGTTTCCTCGGGCTTTGACAAAGCATCGACTGCGGCGTCGAGCCTGTCCTCGGCTGAGGGAAAGCTCAACGAAACAACGGACCAGGCGATCGCTCGCCTCACAGCTATGGCCAAGGCTTCGCTGGATTCGAGCGAGTACTACCAGCGCCTGACAACCAGCGTCACCGGAAACACGGCGGCTGTGGACGCCTCAAGCTCTTCTGCCAGCAGTCTGGCAGCACTTCGGCGTCGATTGCAGGCTGATTCTGATGCCTTGGTGGGGTCGACCGACCAACTTGCTGAATCGACGAAAAAGGCAGCGGCCGCTACCGGCATTGAGGCTGAAGGGCTTCAGGCGCTGCTGGGTAAAATCAACCCTACGCTGACAGCGCTCGGCAAACTTGATGAGCAGCAGGCACAGCTCCAGAAATACAGGAACGCCGGGCTCATCGATACCGATACGTTCAAGGAGTACTCCACCCGGATTGATGCGTCCCGTCAGAAGCTTGGTGAGTTCGGTGAAAGCGTCAAAAGCGCGGGCGTATCAGCTGCACAGACTCAGGCTGCGTTGCGTCAGCTGCCTAGTCAGTTCAGCGATATCTTCACAAGCCTCATCGGAGGGCAAAATCCGCTGCAGGTTTTCCTCCAGCAAGGCATGCAGATCAAAGACTCGTTCGGTGGTATTGGACCGACGATTGATGTCCTTGGCGGCAAGATCAAATCGATCTTGGGCATCGGCGGCGGAATCGGGTCCATTGGCGACGCATTGCAGGCGGTCGGCAGTGGCGGCAAAGCTGCGGCTGAGGGTGCCGAGGCAGCAAGTGAGGGTATCGGCAATCTGGCCGAGGGTGCAAATACTGCCGCAGACGCAGGCAAGAACGCCAAGGAAGCAGCGGACGCGCTAAGGGCCGCGGGCGGGGGGCTAAGTGTTGGCATGGGCGCTGTTCTGGCAGGTGCCGCAGCTGCCGCTGCCGCGCTCGTCGCATTGGGGCTGGCATATAAGCAAGGGAGCAGCGAGGCAACCGCGTATACCACTGCCCTGATCATGACCGGCAACACGGCAGGCACAACCGCTGGACAGCTCAGCGACATGGCGAGGGCAGTTTCCAGCGCCAATGGGACAGTGAACGAAGCTTCGCAAACCCTTACCTTGCTTTCTGGGTCCACCCGGATCTCAGCATCGTATTTTCAAATGATTGCCACTGCCGCTGCCAACATGGACGACGCAACAGGCAAGTCGACTGCGGAGACCGTTAAGAATTTCGAGAAGCTCGCCAAGGAGCCTCTGAAGGCATCGCTTGAGTTCACGGAGCAGCTGAACTATCTGACGGCGGCTACCTACTCACAGATCGCTGCGCTTGAGCGCCAAGGGCAGACCCAGGCAGCAGCAGAGGTTGCGTTTAAGTCTTATGCCGACGCGACCAACAGCCGAACCGCTCAAATAACCGCAAATCTTGGGGTTCTTGAAGCTGGATGGAAGAAGGTAAGCGACAACGCAAAGCTTGCTTGGGATGCAATGCGAGATGTTGGTAGAGATCAAAGCCTTGACGAGCAAATAAGCAACACCAAAAAGATTCTTGAGGACCGAAAAACAGGCTGGCTGTCTGGCATGTTTGAGGGAAGCGAATCCACAAGAGTGCTACAGGATCGGCTTAAGCTTCTCGAGAAGGCTCGCGACGTTCAGGCAGAAGAGGCCAAGAAAGCTGGCGAGCAACAAAGCGCACAGCGCGCCGCGGTGCTTGCTGCGACGAAGGTCGACGAGCTGGAAAAGTCGTCCAGGACTAACGCCGAGAAGAGGTCAGAGGCTCTTAAAGCGTATGAGAAAAATCTGGAGGCGATTAGAAAGGTCAACCCGACAGACGATCGCCTCAAGCCGGAAAACGTTTCAAAGATAAAGAGCAACATCGCCGATCAGTTCAAGGATCCGGCGAAACCTGCGTCCGCATTGAACATGACCGCGTTCAACGCAGCGCAAAATCAGCTCAAGTCGATAAACGGTTATTACGACGGAATCCAGAAGGAGCTGGAGGCATCGCAGAAAGCTGGACTGGTGTCGGCCGAGTCCTATGCCAGTCAGCGCGCGGCGATCATCGATCAGCAGAAGGGCGATGTATCGTCGGCTTATGAGGCAGAGATAGCCGCACTGGAAGCCGCTAAGGGAAAGGCATCGACCAGCGCCGAGCAGCGCATCCAGCTTGACCAGAAGATCGCCGACGCTCGCACCTCAATGGTAGAGGCGCAGAAGAAGGCTGATAGCGAACTGTCTGTTCTCGCTACCAGCGAAGTCGGCAGGCTCAAAAAGCAAGAGCTGGCTGTATCCACCTACACTAGCGCTTTGGAGCAGCAGGTCAAAACGCTACGCCAGCAGGGGCAGCGCTCTGCGGCAACGCTTGGCATGGGCGATCGCCAGCGTGGGCTGACGGACCAGCAGAACTCCGTAGATGACCGTATTAACCAGCAGAAGGTCGAGCTGGCTAACCAATACGGTGATGGCTCTCGGGGGATGAGCCTCGACGAGTACAACCTGAAACTGGCAGCGCTCAACAAGAACCAGCAGGATCTGCGCGACACGGTTCAGGCCAACTACGACGACATGACGGTTGCTCAGGGCAGCTGGAGTGCTGGCGCGTCTTCAGCATTCCAGAACTATCTGGAGTCGGCCCGGGATGTCGCCGGGCAGACCAAAAGCCTGTTCACCAGCGCGTTCAGCAGCATGGAGGATTCGGTCGCCAACTTCGCGATAAATGGCAAAGGTTCGTTCTCGGACTTTAGGAAGTCGATTCTGTCCGACATGGCAAAGATCGCTACGCGCCAAGCCAGCTCTGCATTGTTGGGCACCTTGTTCGGCGCGGCCACCAGCTACTTCGGTGGCGGGGCGTCGGCGGCCACATCTGCGGGCTCTACTGCCGCAGGTTACAGCGATGCAGCATTAAGCGGTTGGACCGGGGTTGAGCAGGCCAAAGGCGGCGCATGGTCCAACGGCGTGCAGATGTTTGCCAATGGTGCAGCGTTCACCAACAGCATCGTCAGCAAGCCGACGGCGTTTGGAATCTCTGGCGGCGGCGTGGGTGTCATGGGTGAGGCGGGCGACGAAGCAATCATGCCGCTGACTCGCACGGCGGGCGGCCAGCTCGGGGTCCGCGCGCTGGGTGGGGGCGGCAGCAGCGGAACCAACACCTATAACTTCCCCGTCTCGGTAGCTTTCCAGACGTCCGGCGAATCGGGCGGCTCAAGCACTCAGGAAACATCTACGCAGTTGGGCAAAGGCATCCAGCAGGCGGCGAAGGCCGAGGCTGAGACTGCGATTGCTCGAGCGCTGCAGCCTGGTGGCTCTATCTGGAGGCTCACAAATGGCAGGTAGTCATGGCGATTGAAACCTTTACTTGGCCTACCCAGCATGGAGACGCACCCGATGTCACTTATCGGGTGCGCACCTCCAAGTTTGGCAATGGCTACAAGCAGGACGTCGGAGACGGGCCAAATAATAAGGAGGACTCATACCCAATCACATTCACCGGCACGAGGGATAGGGTCCTGAAGATCATGGAGTTCCTCGACAAGCACGCCGGAGCGAAAGCGTTCCTCTGGACCACGCCGCTCGGCCAGCTGGGTCTGTTCACCTGCAAAAATCCAGTGCCCACCCCAATGGGTGGCAACGTATTCAAATTGACGGCCACGTTCGACCGGGCCTTCCACCCTTAAGGACATCTCATGCCGTTGATTGCTGACATCCAGGCGCTTGAGCCAGGCAGCGAAGCATTGCTGTTTGAGCTTGATGGCTCTGATTACGGCGCAGACATTTTGCGCTTCCACGGTCATGCCATCCCGCACACTGCCGCTGAACTGATAGCTGTCGGCCTTGAAGCTGATCAGTTGCCCGCTAAATCAATCTGGTGGCAAGGCAACGAGTACGGAGCCTGGCCCATGCAGATTGACGGCATTGAGGCCAATGGAGACGGCACAGCAGTGAGGCCCACGCTTTCTGTGGGCAACGTCAACGGACGCATCACGGCGCTTTGCCTGGCATTTGAGGATTTGCTCGAGTTCAAACTAACAATGCGGCATACGCTCGGGAGGTATTTGGACGCCGAGAACTTTCCTGGCGGCAACCCCGACGCCGATCCTACTCAGGAATCTATCGAGGTCTGGTATCTCGATCAGAAAACCAATGAGGATGGTGAAACGGTCAGCTGGGAGCTGGCCAGCCCGGGCGACGTCGGCGGCGAATCGATTGGCCGGCAGATGACCACGCTTTGTCACTGGAGCCTCACTGGTGGATATCGCGGGCCGAACTGCGGCTACACCGGGCCATACGTCGACAAGGACGGTCAGCCCACCGATAACCCAGAACTTGATGTCTGCGATGCCACGCTGACGCGCGGCTGCACGCCGCGCTTCGGGGCTGGCAACGAAGTACCCTTTGGCGGTTTCCCCGCCGTATCCCTGATCGCGCGGAGCTGACCATGCTGAAATACATTCTGGCGGCCGTGCAAGCGCATGCGGCGGCTGAGTACCCGCGCGAGTGCTGCGGGCTGCTTCTGAGCGTCGGGCGAAAGCAGCAGTACTTTCCCTGCTCCAACACGGCGACCGATCCAAATGACGAGTTCCGCATCAGCCCCGACGATTACGCTGCAGCGGAAGACCTGGGCACAGTCATCGGAGTTGTCCACTCGCACCCCGACGCGACCAGCAGGCCGTCACCACGCGACCTTGCGATGTGCGAAGCGACGGAAATGCCTTGGCATATCCTCAGCTGGCCCGAGAGCGATCTGCGTACCGTTGTGCCTACCGGCAACACGCCGCTTCTGAAACGACCTTTCGTGCATGGAGCTTGGGATTGCTGGCAGGTCTGCGCCGATTGGTACAAGCGCGAGTTCGGTCTGGAGTTCGAAGCATTTGAGCGTACAGACGGATGGTGGGAAAGTACGGATGCGGAAAGCCTGTATGAAGCCAATTATGAGGCGGCCGGGTTCGTCAGGGTTGATCAGCCGCAGCGCGGCGACATGATCGTGATGGAGGTAGGGCGGACAAAGCACCCGAACCACGCTGGCATCTATCTCGGCGCGGATTCTTCGCTGACCGTTGAAGAAAGTGGGGTATTCGGCCCCGGTCCTTTCCTGTTGCACCACCTGTACGGCAGGCCGTCGGAGATCATCGTTTTCGGTGGTCCGTGGCTGGACAGGACACGCCTGATCCTCAGGCACAAAGACTTGCGCGAATCATCTGATGCCAAAGAAGCGCTTTCGTAAACTAATGGGCGGTGAGCAATAGAGGGTTCTCTTCTTCGAAGATGGTTTGCTCAGGCATATTTCTGGAGAAAAATCCCTCAAATACCACTTGGAGTCTCTCCCTGCAGTCGTATAGCTGTGCTCTCTTGAGATTGCGAATTTTGTAACTGTCATTCCGATCAAAGTGGCAGCCAAGAGATAGGAAACAGTGGCTGAATATGCGAAATACCTGCCAGTAGAGCTCGGGATCGACTTCCTCTTCCGTCGCCAATTGGTAGAGAGCCCACTCTAAGAGCCAGTATTCGTCTTGTGCCCAGCGCGCGTGCTCGTGGAGCTGGCCATTGAATGAGTTTTCATCGTAGTCATCGCAGCGCGGAAAGTTCCTTTGAACTACAAATCGAGGGTCGATCAAAGAGGTTCCTTATGTCTGCGCGGCAGACAGTCCGTTATCCACAGCCGATAATTTAAGCTCTGAGGGCTATATTCAAATCATACCACGCTACATGCTGACCATTCACGACCTCTTCACCATCACTGATCTCGGTATCTGCGGCGCTGAAATCGAGGTCGCCATTCTGGACTGCGGTGTTGAGATTGATCGCATTAAGTTCCAGGGCAAGTGCCAGAGCGAAGATGATTACAGCCACAGCAACCATGCAAACCGGTGGGGTTCTACTCATTTCGCTGGGCTAGCAGCCAGATTTTTCACTTTTTTATCGCGCCGACTTGACGAAAAAAGGGAATCGGGACGCAAGCGTTAGGACAGCTGATTGTGGGGTTGAGGGAGCAAGGTGTTGATCATGTTGTCGTGAACATGACTCCCAGATCAGAACCATTGATTGGGCACTTTCGGTTGCCTTTTCTTTTTCTACCCTGTTGGCGATGGTAGATTGCGACCATCTGAAAGGGAGTCTATGCATGATCTGGAAAATTATCCTCGCCATTCTCATCGGACTTGGAGCGATCTTAGTTATTGGCACATCCGCTAAAAACGACCCGGAATGGATGGAAAAAGAACGCGCCAAAACAGCGATTGAGCTTTGCCGCGAGGATGAACGCAAGCACGCTGGTAACTCAGCAGCATTATCGATAGTCGTCCCAACCTGTGAGAAGTTCGAAGCTGACTTCAAAGCCAAATACGGCCGAAACCCGTAAACACGAACAAGTCGAAGCCGCCTCAGGGCGGCTTTTTCATGCCCGGAGAAACGCATGGTAGCCATTCATTACTCACCCATGACCACTATCAAACTATCCGGATCACTGGCCCGCAAGTTCGGCAGGGTGCACCGCAGGCAGATCGACTCAGGTCAGACCTGGGAGGTGTTCAAAGCCCTGAAGGCAACACTGGAAGGTTTTGCTGAAGAGATTCGACGCCTTGACCGGCTCGGCATGCGTTTCGCGATATTCCGCAACGGCAAGAACGTCGTAGAGGAAGGTTTCGGGCTTGGAGGCTCGCGCGAGGTCAGGGTTGTGCCGGTGCTGCATGGCAGTAAGCGGGGAGGTCTGATACAGACTGTCCTTGGCGTTGTCCTGATTGCAGCAAGCTTCTTCGGAGCCCCCACGGCCCCTGCGGGCATCGCCTTGCTGGCTGGTGGAGTGATCCAGATGCTTAGCCCGCAAGCCGCAGGCATCAAGCAGAGCGCAGCGCCCGAAAACTCTCCGTCCTATGCCTTCGGCAGCGCCAAGAACACCACAGCCAGCGGCAACCCTGTCCCGATCTGCATCGGCGAGCGGCGCTGGGGCGGCGCGATTATCAGTGCAAGCATATACGCCGAGGATAAAGCTTAATTCACAGAGGGGTCTGTGTTAGGGGGCGTAACCTTCAGCCGGGCTTTGAAGCTTAACGTCCTTATGTATCGACCGAGCAACCAAAAGCCTCTGGCAACTACTATGCCGATGATTGAAAAGAGCAAGTCAGCAATTTTCGCACCAACTTCTCGATCCGTTAGGGGGGCGTTTAACATGACCATCGAAGTAGCTATAAAACTCATTACGGCTATAAGCGATAGATAAACTGATACTACATAGAAGGGTATCGACACAACCGTGCGTAGCCAGACGCGGGCCTTTCCCATAAGAAGAAACTTCCGTGATTCGTTAAGTGGACGGAGCTCATGATAGCCGTGAATTTTGAATCCCGAAAGCACGAATGACACCTAAACGCCATCACTACATTCCGCCTGAGAGGCGGTTTTTTTATGCCTGGAGAAAAGCATGGGCGCAGCACTTAAGATCGATATCCACGGTGAGAAAGGCGGCAGCAGCAGTCCGAAGTCGCCGACCGAGGCCTCCGATAGCCTGCGCTCCACCAACCTGGCAAAGCTGCTCATCGCCGTAGGTGAGGGCGAGTTTGAAGGCACGCCTACGGCTGCCGACATCTACCTCGACAACACGCCGATCAACGATGCAAGCGGCAACGTCAATTTCCAAAACGTGAAATGGGAATGGCGCACCGGTTCAGTTGATCAGTCGTACATTCCTGGCATTCCGTCGATCGACAACGAGACGACAGTCAACGTCGAGCTGCGCAACGACTCGCCCTGGGTTCGCTCTATCACCAACACTCAGCTGTCGGCCGTGCGCGTCCGCCTGGCTTGGCCAGCGCTCCAGCAGCAGGACGATGAGGGGAATGTCGGCGGCTACCGCATTGAATACGCCATTGATGTGGCCACTGACGGAGGCAGCTACAAGGAGGCGCTGATCGAGGCGGTGGACGGCAAGACCACCACGCGATACGAGCGATCGCGCCGCATCGATTTACCCGCCGCGACATCAGGCTGGCAGATCCGCGTCCGCCGCCTGACCGCCAACCAGAACACCAACAAGATCGCCGACACCATGCTGGTGGCCGGGCTCACAGAGGTCATCGACGCAAAGCTGCGCTACCCAAACACGGCGCTGCTCTACATCGAGTTCGACGCCGAGCAGTTCACCAACATTCCCGCGGTAACGGTCAAGTGCAAGGCGCGGAAATGGCAGGTGCCGAGCAATTACGATCCGTTCAGTCGCACCTATTCGGGCGTGTGGGACGGCTCCATGAAAGAGGCATGGACCAACAACCCTGCCTGGGTGACATATGGCGTATGCACTCAAGACCGGTTTGGCCTCGGTAAGCGCATCAAGCCGTGGATGGTCGACAAGTGGGAGCTGTATCGCATCGCGCAGTACTGCGATCAGGATGTCCCGAACGGAGTCGGCGGCGTAGAGCCTCGCTTCCTGTGCGATATGAACTTGCAGGGCAAGGCCAATGCCTGGTCGCTGCTGCGTGATATCTCCGGCATTTATCGAGGCATGACCTACTGGGCCCAGGGCCAGCTCGTTGCGCAAGCCGATATGCCGCGCAGCCAGGACTTCGATTACGTCTTCACTCGCGCCAACGTTATCGACGGCAAATTCACTTATGGCAGCGCTTCGGCGAAGACACGCTACACCCGGGCAATCGTTGGTTACGACAACCCGGACAACAACTACGACACCGACGTCATCCCGTTCGCCGACCCTGTGCTGCAGCGCCGCTTCGGTGACAAGCCGACTGAGCTGACTGCCATCGGATGCACCCGGGCTTCTGAGGGGCAGCGCCGGGGTAAGTGGGTCGTGATGAGCAACAATCAAGACCGTACTGTGAGCTTCAGTACCGGTATGGAAGGCGCGATTCCGCTGCCGGGATACATCATCCCGGTCGCTGATTCACTGCTGGCTGGCCGGGAGATCGGCGGACGCATTGCAGGTGCTGCTGGAAGAGTAGTGACGCTCGATCGCGACACACTGGCCAAGGCTGGCGACCGTTTGATCGTCAACTTGCCCAGCGGCCAGGCTGAAGGCCGTACCGTGCAGTCCGTAGTAGGCCGGGCGATTACCGTCACCGTCGCTTACAGCGAGACACCTACCACACAGTTGCAGTGGGCGCTGGACGCCGACGACTTGGCTATCCCTCTGTACCGGGTGCTGAGCGTGAAGCGCAGTGCGGAAGGCGAGTACGCAATTACAGCTCTTCAGTACGAGCCAAGCAAGTTCGGCTACATCGACACCGGTGCCCGGCTTGAAGAGCGTCCGATCAGCGTCATTCCGATCACCGTTGTTTCATCGCCGGCCAGCGTTTCGCTGGCGTCCACTACAGCGATCGCGCAAGGCCTGGCCGTCACAACGATGACCATCAGCTGGCCAGCAGTGGCCGGCGCGGTTGCCTATGACGTCGAGTGGCGCAAGGACAGCGGCAATTGGATCAAGGTACAGCGCACCGGCTCCACCAGCGTCGACATCACTGGTATCTATGCCGGTGCCTATCTCGCCCGCGTGCGCGCCATCAGCGCCTATGACATCTCGTCGAGCTGGCGAAATTCGATGCTGACTCAGCTCAAGGGTAAAGAGGGCCTGCCGCCTGCGGTAACCTCAATGACAGCCACGTCGCTGATATTCGGGATCGCGCTCAAGTGGACTTTCCCGCCTGGTGCGGAGGACACACAGCGCACGGAAATCTGGTACGGGCCGACGACAGACATGGCCAAGGCCACGAAGCTCAGCGACCTGGCCTATCCGCAGTCTGAACACGTCATGCAGCACTTGAAAGCAGGCGTGACGTTCTTCTTCTGGGCGCGCCTGGTGGATCGGACCGGCAACGTGGGGCCGTGGTATCCGACCGGCGTGGGCGTCATGGGGCAGACCAGCAGCGATGCAAGCCCTGTTCTGGATCTGCTGGACAAGCAGCTGACCGAAAGCCAGTTCGGAGAACACCTGCTTGGCAGGCTCGACCTTATCGACGGCGACGGGCCTGGCTCCGTTAACGAGCGCTTGGAAGAGCTCAAAGCCAATATCGGCGAAATCACTGACGCACTGGTCTACGTGCCGACCGATGCCTATGTGCGCGACAACACCGTGCGCGTGGGTGACAACCTCTGGACAGCCATAGCGGCAGGGCCAGCGGCAGCCAACGGGTCGAATGGTCCGCCGAACCCGACGTACTGGGTCAACACGGGGCAGTCGATCCGGTCGGCTAATGCCCAGGCTGATCAGGTCTCCAAGAATACAGCCAACATCGCTACGGTCGACGGTAAGACAACGGCGACCGCCACTCAACTGAATGCTCTGCAGGCGTCGACGAGAGACGACAACGTCGAGGGTGAAATGGCCGCGGCCCTGAAAGCTTGGGAAGAAACAGCCAACTACGCGCAGGAGGTGAGGGTACGGACAGAAAATGACTTTGCGCAGGCTCAGCGCACTACCTTGCTTGATGCAAGGGTGGCGGGCAACGACGCAAAGATCAGCATCGTTGAAACAGCCCAAGCCACGGACAGGGAGGCGACTGCGCAGCAGATCACCAACCTGACAGCCACGGTAACCACAAACCAGGCGACGGTTCAGGCGGCCATTCAGTCCGAATCAACCGCTCGTTCCAACGCTGATAGTGCGCTGTCTACGCGGATTGAGACCGCGCAGGCCAAGGCAAACGACGCGACCGTTGCGGTTCAGCAAACGACCAGTGCTCTGGCCACTACCAACGGCAAGCTGGCCGGAATCTGGTCGGTGAGAATGGAGCTCACACAAAACAACATCCCGTACGCAGCCGGGTTCGGCCTTGGGCTTGAGAGCGGGGCGGCTGGCACCACCTCGCAGTTCGTGGTGAGGGCCGACACGTTCCTGGTGATGAATACCAGCTCGCAATCGCCGCAGTCGTTTTTCGGCATTACTGGCGGGCAGACATTTATCCGTTCGGCATTTATTGAGGACGCCTCTATCGGGGTTGCCAAGCTTACGCAGAGCCTTCAATCCAGTGACTACGTCGCTGGCCAGAGAGGCTTGAAGATTAACTTTGTGACTGGTGAATTCGAGTACAACAGCGCACTCGGCGGCGGAGGCCGACAAACTGTAAATAGCGCGGGCGGCAAAGTATTTGATGAGAAAGGCCAGATTCGCTACCAGTGGGGGAACTTGAGCGTATGAGCTACGGGATAAGGGTATGGGGCGCTGATGGCGCCCTTCAGCTTGACGAAAATTCATTCACGATTCGTGTTGCGCTGTCGACGCTTGTCACATTCTCCGGCACCACAAAGACCAGCCAAGATTTTGTTGTGCCGGGAGTCGGGCCGGGTAACGGGGTCGCGATTGTAATTCCAGTGGGTGCTTATGACTCAAATCAGAGGCAGCACGAAACTGAATTGCTTGATGGAGTTGCGCGTGTTTACAACCACACCCGGACCTACAGCTCAAGCACAGTGTCAGGCGGAACAATGAGACTTCTTATTATGAGGTTTTCTTGATGTCCTACGGTATTCAGTTTTCAAATAATAGTAACGTAGTAGTTCTCGACTCTGAATACGCCCGTCTTATGGTTATAGCATCGGGCCGATTTCAACCTACAGAAGAAAGCGGTCTGGGTTCCACCACGTATTTTCCGACAGTTGTTACTTCTCAAGAGCCTCCTCTGGTGTTTGTCAGGCCCGATACGGTGAACGCTGTGGCAGGTCTTTGCGCTATGCGACTTATAGGTTCTGCTGGCAATTGGACGGGATTCTATGTTCGGGCATATGACGTCAACACAGCGCAGCCGAACGGACGCTACTTTGTTGCCCAATTTGGCGCCCAGCCTGTTGCCTCCTTCGGGTTCCGGATTTGGGACGGAAGCAACAAGCTACTATTCGATTCAGGAACGCCGAGCGCAAACTTTACTCGCGCGTTTCAAAATTGGACCTACGAGAGATTTGATTATTCATCGCAAAATCTGGTTCGTTGTTACTACTCAGTGCCATTTAACTTTCCCGAAAATGAATATCTGCTTATCAATTCGTTCGGTATGGGTTTGAACTCGGGTAGTGCTATATCAAGGGCGCTTTACTGTTGGTGGGATTTCCCGAATAAAAAGCTATACGCAATAACTATTGCAGCGGCCAACCCGACAGCATTCTTTTTACCGGCAGTCTTCGCAAAGATGAATGTCTGACAAACCATTTAAGTGAGTGAATCATATGCCTTGGTCGAGAAACGGCACAGTAGCCGTCACCCAAAATTCCACGACTGTAACCGGCACCGGCACAACGTTCACGTCATCAAGGAACGGCGATGCGTTTAATGGACCTGACGGCCGCCGTTATGAGGTTGCCAACATCGTCAGCGAAACCGTGTTGGCGATTATCCCGGCCTACACGGGCGCAACCGTTAGTGGAGCAGCTTATTCCATCGAGCCAGTCCAGGGTTACCCAAAGGCGCTGACTGACGCTTTCAGTACGGTAAACCAGCGCTGGGGTAGTACTCTGGCGGGGCTGGGTAGCACTGGTAATTACGACACGCTGCCAGTCGCGAAGGGTGGTACAGGTCGCAGTGACGGAAGAGCGGTATTTTCAGAGGTAGGGATTCAGCAGCCCAGCGCTCTCTACAATATCCAGGGCCTGTATATGGGCTGGAACCAGGGCTCGCAGGGTGAGGGGCACTTCATTGTGAACCGTGGAGGCGGGGCTGGCGGGTTTACTTGGCGCTCCGTAAACGGTGCAAACACTGCATCAGGGCCGTCAATGACCTATAGCTATGAAGGTCTTCTTACCGTTCCCTCGCTTTACGTTAGTAGTCCCATTGGAGTTGCATCAGGCGGTACTGGCGGTAACAGCCAAGCTGCTGCGCGTCAGGGGTTGGGGCTGGGAGCAGCCTCGGTCGAGGACGTGGTTCCCATCGCTAAAGGTGGGACAGGGGCTAGCAGCGCAGGCAACGCCAGAACCGCTTTAGGTGTAGGTCCGGGTCAGGCTCCAACATTCGCGTCTATCGAACTCACAAATTCTAGTCCCTATATAGACTTTCATTACAACAACTCCGCAACAGACTATGACGTTAGGCTCATAAACCAACAAAATGGTGTGCTGCGATTGGAAGGGGCGTTTCAAGTATCAGGAAGGCTAGAGTCGACCGGCACTTGGTGCCGGGCAGGCTTGAGCGCAGGTCGTGGCGGTACCGTATATAACTATAACTGGACCGGCTCTAATGTTGATGTCTGGATCGATAACACTTACGTCGGTACAATGACGCTGTTTACTTCCGATTATCGCATCAAGAAGTTTATTAAGACTTTGTCCGATAAGCGCGAAATGGTCGCTGATTCTGTACCGTCGTTTTTTTTGGACCGTATTGATGCGTACCGAGTAGTTACGTTCCAAAAGAAAAAGTTCGGTGATGTGTTTTCTGGCGATGGCACCACCTACCAAGGACTTATTGCGCATGAGGCTCAAGAGGTAAACCCGCTGGCCGTTACCGGCGAGAAGGACGGCGTGGACGAAAAAGGTAACGCACGTATCCAGCAGCTCGACCCTATGGCCTTGATCACCGACCTGATGGGAGCCGTCAAGGAACTGCGCGCCGAGGTTATAGCGCTCAAGGCTGCTGCACAGCCAGCGCCCGAACCTGCCGCCGCGTAACACCAGCACAGCAGCACCCGCACCCCGCCATCGAGCGGGTATTTTTTTGCCTGGAGAAAAACCGATGCCGATCACAGCGCAGCAATTACTGCAGATCCTTCCTAGCGCCGGCCAGAAAGCCAGCGTTTTTGCACCCGTCCTCAACACAGCGATGAGCAAGTACCAGATCGTGACCCCGCTGCGCATCGCGGCCTTCATCGCCCAGGTCGGTCATGAGTCCGGCCAACTGCGCTACGTCCGCGAGATTTGGGGACCGACTCCGCAGCAGTTGGGATACGAGGGGCGCAAAGACCTGGGCAATACCGTGCCGGGCGATGGCTCCAAATACCGTGGGCGCGGCCTGATCCAGATCACTGGTCGGGCGAACTATGCCGAGTGCGCCGAAGCGCTGGGCCTGGATCTGATCAACCATCCCGAATTGCTCGAGCTGGCGCAGCACGCCGCGATGTCGGCTGCGTGGTTCTGGCACCGGGCCGCGCTCAACACGCTGGCCGACAAGGGCGATTTCCTGACGATCACCCGTCGCATCAACGGCGGCACGAATGGCCTGGCTGATCGGCAGGCGCTGTATGCCCGAGCGCTTGAGGTGCTGGCGTGAAGGCCCTGCCGTGGAAGGCAGTCGGCCTGCTGCTGATCCTGCTGGCGCTGGCCGGTGCGTTGTACGGGGCATACCTGCACGGCGTGACCGTTACCGATCTGGCTTGGAAGGCGAAGTGGGCCGAGGAAGTCAGCACCCAATCCGAAGCGGTGGCCACCACGACCACCGAATACCGAACCGAAGAGCAACGCCGCCAGAAAGCGGCCAACCAGGTGGCGAACGATGCAAGACAAAACCAGACCGCTGCGCTTACTGATGCTGCTGTCGCTGACGCTGCTGGCGACCGGCTGCGCGTCGAAGCAGGAAAGCTGGCAGCCACGGCAAGTTGTGTGCCCGGCGATACCGGAGCTGCCGAACGAGGCAAGGCAGCCACCCGCGCCGCGATGGTGCTCTCCGACCTGCTCGGCCGGGCTGACGCGCGAGCGGGAGAGCTGGCAAAGGCTTATGACGAATCCCGAGTAGCCGGGCTGGCGTGTAGCAGCCTTGTTGATGCGCTCCCAAAGCCCCTGATTACCTCCGAGTAACGAAACAATAAAATGGCAAATACCCAGCTGATTCAAAAATACATGGGCCAGACGATGCTGATCGTCAAGGCGAACGGCGGCAGCGTGACCGTCGCAAAGCAGGCCGGCGGTAGCTGGGTTGTGACCGACATCTTCACCAAAGACGGCGGCTACCTGCTGCAGCTCGGCAATTCTTCGACGCGCATTACACCAAATGGTGGCGCTGTCTTCGAGGTGACTCGATGAGCCTTCTGGTAAACCCGATCCAACGCCGCCAACCGATCCGGCGTGGCCTGGGCCTGCTCGGCGATAGCTTCTCGGGCAACTGCCACACCATCGCGGCGACGGCGTTCGGCACCGAGGCCTATGGCTATGCGGGCTGGATCGCGGCGCGCACCGGCCTGTTTCCCAGCTATGTCGACAATCAGGGCAAGCTCGGCGACCACACCGGGCAGTTTCTGGCCAGGCTTCCGGCCTGCATTGCGTCGTCCACTGCCGACCTATGGCTGCTGCTGTCGCGCACCAATGACAGCACCACGGCAGGTATGAGCCTGGCCGACACGAAAGCCAACGTGATGAAGATCGTCACCGCGTTCCTGAACACGCC